TTATATCTTACTTAATACCACACTAATAAGATCTTGCTTTCCGCCATGGTAAGATTGCATTATTTGACTTTCACTCCATAAACGGTCAGAAACATTATAAGATGATATATCTATTGGATTAAATTCATTCCTTACACGGTCATATAAGACATTTGTCTCTGTTGTATCGATAAAAAGAACTCCTTTTTGCTCCAGCCTGTCAAACATATCGTAAATAGCCTGCTCAGCCTGTACTGGCAATGACGAAATATTAAAAAGCGACTCCCCGCTTATTTTATTCATTCTAATACCAAGAACATCATCATTGTCGCCATATATTTTTTCTGCACTCCCGGCGCCATAATATTTGTTGAAGCAACGAACTTCGTTTGTCACCTCTTCATGGCTTTGAGATGTTGTAAACATCTTCAGAACTTTTGTTGCATCCTCCGCATCTTCATACACTACAGCGTTCCCCCCCTTGCCAATAACATTACCCAGCACAGGCAACCTGTTATAATCCACACTAGGCAACTCTGGCAGTGCATAATCAACAGGAGGTAAATCAGGTCTGTTCGAATGAACACTTCCTCTTTCCATAGCCCTATTCACTGGCGATGAATTCAGCATCACCTCAATTTTCCTGCTAATCTCTCCCTTAGGCCATCCCAGCCTGTGCAACAGATTAGTAAAGCAACCACTATGACTTTCTCTTGTAACGCAAAACTTATTATCAGTGACAACAACACGATATGTTCTGTTGCCCACCTTTACTTGCGCCCCATTATCAGAGTGAACTGCAGCATCCCTTACAGAGGATAGAACACGATTATCAGGCGAAGTCAGGTTTCTGGTTAAAGAACTCCATGAACATCCCAAATTTATAGAAGAGGGCGATAACATACATTTCAACCTTCAAAATAGACCTATCCAAACATTCCTAACAAATATCCCCCGGACATTGCAACACAAAAACCGGAGCCGGACTCCGGTTTTTTGTGAACCCGTCGGCTATTTCATCCCGCCAATATTTTCCCACGTCCCGTCAGCACGCAGGATTTGCAGCGGTCTTACCACACACTGTATCTGCTTTTTATCTGCATCCAGTATCACCACCTGTGTGATTACCCTGTCCTGCTCTGGAATAATGCCATTCTCATCTGACTCCAGAATGTCTGCCGGTCCCAGTCGCAGTTGTGCTGTAGGCGACTGCACGTGTTCACGGCCATCATGCTTTCCGCAACCACACAGACACTGCATAAGTTTTTTTAGTATATTCATGTCATTCTCCTGTTCTGCCTGTATCACTGCCCACTTCATCCAGCCCCTTAACATCCTGCAACGGCCCGTCACCAAACCTGACCTGCAAATGCCGAAACAGCCCCTGAACCTGTGTGGCATCTTTGGGGTCAAGAAAGGTCAGCCCGGTGATGAGTGCGCCATCTGTATCCGGGAACCAGCCATTGCTGTTTGTCTCAATAATGCTCGCCGGCCCCAGACGAAAACGGATTTGTGTCTCCCCCCGGGTCGCCCCTCGGTCCCTGAGGTCCGGTTGCCCCCCACCGGGCCAGCCGCACCTGTTTCTCCTTTCGGTCCCTGTGGGCCTGCCGGGCCTGCCGCACCGGTATCTCCCTTTGGACCCTGTGGACCTGCATTTCCCGTCAGACCGGTCTCTCCCCTGTCGCCTTTCGGCCCCTGCGGGCCTGCCGGACCAGCATCACCTGCCGGTCCACGTTCGCCGGTTGCCCCGACAGGGCCGGTGTCTCCACGCTCTCCTTTATCTCCCTTCAGCCCCTGAGGACCCGCGGGCCCCGGTTCCCCCTTTGGCCCGGGAGGTCCCACCACGGTGGGGATTCTGTTTACGGCTTCTTCCGCCGCTATCCTGCTTTGTTCCGCTGACTGTGCGCTTTCTGCTGACTCCCGGGCTTTTTCTGTTGCGGTCGTTGCATCCCTGGCTGCATTACCGGCTGCACTTTCTGCCGTCTTTCTTGACAATTCAGCTTCTGCTGCACTTTGTGATGACTCACTGGCTTTTTGAGCGGCCGCAGAAGCCGAGGACGAGGACGCATCCTCTGACTGCTTTGCTGAGGCTGCACTTTCTGCCGCCTGCCGGGCTGACTCCGATGCCTCCCCTGCTGAAGTGTCAGCATTTGCAGCGCTCTCTTCTGCCTGACTGGCTGATATGCCGGCATTCCTCGCTGACGTCTCCGCCTCTCCGGCATTCTTCTTCGCCCCCTCAGCGTGACGCGCCACCTCTTCCACCATCAGTTCAAAACGGCGCAGAGCCTCCGGACGGGCATCATCCTCCGTCATGGCACCGAGAAAATCATTCAGCGTACCGGGTTGAGAATCTTCATACACGGTGATGGTCCCGGCATGTGACGGCGGGAAGCCCTCCACCAACAGAATGACGCTGTACTGACCGTACTCAACGTCCATGCTGTAACGACCGGCTTCATCCGGATTTTCAGAGGCCACCGTGTTCACCACCACCGTGCTGCTGGTCCGTCTGGCTTTCAGTTGAATGGTGCAGTTCTCTACCGGTTTTCCTGTGCCGTCTTTCAGTACACCTGAAATCTTTACTGCCATATTCACCCCACAAAAAAGCCCGCCTGAACCGGCGGGCTGTCATAACACTGTGTTACCTGGCTAATCAGAACTTATAACCGACACCCACGATGAAACCGTCAGTGCGCCAGTCGCCACTGCCGGAGCCTTCATAAGCAATATCAATGGCCACGGATTCGGTCGGGTTAAACTGCACGCCAGCTCCCCACGCCAGAGAGGTGTCGCTGTGGCGACCGTCATCACTTCCGGTCAGCACATCGTGCGTTTTCCCCTTGTTGTCAGTTACGCGAAGATAATCCCCGGAGAAAGTCGACACACGGCTGTAAGCCACACCCGCCATCGCATACGCGCTGAACCATTCATTCACGCGCACAGACGGCCCCACCATTACGCTGAACCAGCGGTTACGCACGGAATCTTCATGCCAGCGGGTATCGCTGTAACGGGTAAGCTGGCGATTCTTGTCTCCTGCATAGCTGAATGACGTCACCAGCCCCAGCGTGTCCGTAAATTCATAACGGTATTTCACGTTAATGCCCTTCAGGTCATCGCTGCCTGGCATATCAGTATGGGTCTGAAGATACCCGGCGCTTAGTGTGGACTGATGCTCTGCTGCGCTCGCTGGCGTACCAGCGGCAACCAGCCAGACTACTGCGGACAGAATAACAGCACATAATTTACGCATAATTACCTCTCGCTTTTCTGCAATAAAAAAGGCGCCATTTCTGGCGCCCGTATATGGGTTATAAAATTCAGCTGATACTGATGCCTGCGGTGGCTTTCTTCATCACCACAACCAGCAAATCGCTGATACTTGCTGTGGATACCAGTCATTTACCAGCCATGCTGACACCGAAAACTCCAGCGTCATGTGACCGTGACCGGCAGGCATATCAATAACGCCACTGTAAATCAGCGTATTATCCAGCGCGGTACGGTTATAAATTTCAGCACCGTTTTTCCGCACTATCAGACGGCATGAGGAGTAAATATCAGTATGCTCTCTCTCATGTTTAGCGCCGCTGAATGCCACCGCCGGAATAACAATCTGCCGGTCAAACGGCTGATCGTCATAAACCCTGACGGTAATGGTCCCTGATGGCCACCGTTCCGGTGCACGGGAGTCCCGGGGGAAAGCTTTGCCCACTGTTTTAACGAGATCGCCTTCAATCTGGTTCGCGGACAGTTTTCCCAGAACCCGACAGTTCTCGTTAATCGTGACATTGTTGAGCGTCCCGGCGTTCGCATTCACACTGCCACTGATATCCGCATTTTTAGCGGTCAGCTTTCCGTCCGGTGTCAGGGAAAATGCCGGTGGATTTCCACCGCTGGTAATGGTGGGGGCCGTCAGGCGTTTCAGGAACACGTCGTTCATGAATATCTGATCGCCCTGACCAACAAACATCGGTTTTGTGTTGCCATTCGCAGGATTAACCATCGCAATCCTGTCCGCCGCCAGCAGCACCTGACTCTGCATGCCGTCAGAGGTGTTCTCAATACCGGCACCAATACCCGCGATATAAAGGCGTCCGTCCTGCATCTGCTGCAGCTTCACAGCCCACATGCTGTTCAGGTTATTATTTGTATCAACCTGAACCTTCTGTATCTGCTGAATTGCCGCACTCTGGTCTTCCAGTTTCTTATTGACGGTCTGCGTGATTTCATTGCTGACATCCGTAATGGACGTCCTGATTTCAGCCAGGTCAGGCGCAAGCTGACCGTTATCAATCTGCGTCCACAACTCCTGAGCCAGATGGGTTTTCCCTATCTCGCCTTTGAAAAAATCCAGGTAACCTTCCGCATCATCGCTCGCCCGACCGACGGCCTCCACGAATGCCGATTTGCCAACGGTGTTCACACTGCGGATATAAAAGTAATAATCATGGCCCGGTTTGATATTGATACTGGCGGCTATCCAGTACAGCGCCGTACCAAGATAGCGGGCTGTGGTTTCAACCTGCCTGATATCGGTAATCTGCTTTTCCGAGAACCAGAACTCAAACTGTACCGTCGGGTCATAAACGGCAAGGATGCGGCGTGGCGGTTATCTGAAACTAGCCCGGCGTCAGCTCAATTCTCGACGGTGCTGCCGGTGCGGCAATCCGGAACGATACCGATGCCGGATCGCCCTGCTGCCCCCAGGCATTTGCCGCCCGGACTGTCAGCCTGTAGTTTCCCAGCGCCAGTTGCGTGAAGCGGTATGTGGTTTCCGTCGTCCGGGCCGTGCTGACCAGCCGCTCACTGCCGTCGTCCGCTGTTACGGTCAGACGGAGCAGGAAGCTCACGCCCTTCACCACCTTCGGTGTGTCCCATCGCGCCAGCACCTGATATTCCCCGCTGTCTGCAGTGACTTCGGCGGTCAGGTGCTGCACCGCTGGCGGCGTGACACCGTTCACCGTGCCACTCTGGTCGCCGTCAAAGTGCGCCCCGTTATCCACGATGGCTTCTTTTTCCGGTACATGCTGCACGGCAGTGATGGCATACGTGCCGTCATCGTTCTCACGGATACTCACGCAGCGGAACAGGCGCTGACGCAACGTCGGCAACTTCAGCCCCCACACACTGTATTCTGCAACGCCGTCAGGAACCCGGTTCACTTTCACCTTAAGTCCGTCGGTGACGGACTGAACCTCCACGCTGACCGGATTACCACTTCCGTCAACCAGGCTTATCAGCGTGGTACCGGAGGATGGCAGCGTGATTTCACGGTCGAGCGTCAGCGTCCGGGTCTGGCTGTTCACCGCCAGCACGCGACCACCGGTGCTGATACCGGCATAGTCATCATCGCAGATTTCAATGACATCGCCCGGTACATGGCGAAGCCCTTCAGCACCCACGCTGAAATCCACGGTCTGCGTCTCCAGCAGTTCCGTTTTAATCAGCCACAGCCCGGCGCGGTGTGCCTGCCCCCGGCTGGTACAGCCAAAGGCATCCATCTTCGTGACATTACGACCGTAACGGGCAATGGCCTGCGTATCTTCAACAAGCTCTGTCGCCGTCTCCCAGCCGTTGTTCGGGTCAATCCAGTTCACCTCAACGGCATTATGGCGGTCTTTCAGGGCGCTAAAGCTGTAGCGGAACGGCGCGCCATCATCCGGCATCACCACATTACTGCGGTT